ATGAGATAGGCGCAAACTTTATCAGGACTAAGAATGGTCTGGTTAACTACGTCTTTGCAGGCTTGAGGCGTAACCTAGACAGCATAAAGTCTAAAGCCCGCGTGCTAATTGCCTGGATTGATGAGGCAGAAAACGTATCAGAGACCGCCTGGGTCAAGCTCATACCAACAGTGCGAGAGCATGACTCTGAAATCTGGGTGACTTGGAACCCTGAGTCTAAATACTCTGCAACACACCAGCGCTTCCGCGAGAATCCACCTGACGACATTAAGATCGTAGAAATGAACTGGTCAGACAACCCGTTCTTTCCAGCCGTGCTAGAGCAGGAGCGTCAATCAGACAAGCAGCGTAGACCTGACAGCTACGAACATATATGGGAAGGTCAGTTTCTCACACACCACGATGGTGCCTATTACAACATCGAAATGCGCGATGCACGTGCTGCCGGTCGCATATCAACTGTACCGTACGACAAAGCGTTACCCGTGGTTACAGCCTGGGACCTTGGTATTGGCGACTCGACTGCAATTGTGTTCTGCCAATTCTTTGGTGCTGAAGTCCGTGTTATTGACTTCTACGAAAATTCGGGCGTAGGCCTGGATCACTATGCAAATGTGCTACAATCCAAAGGTTATATCTACGATCAGCACATTCTCCCACATGACGTGCGAGTTAAAGAGCTGGGCAGTGGTAAGTCTCGCTATGAGACGCTGATGAACTTAGGCGTAACACCGATCACTATTGCACCTCAATTAGGTGTAGATGACGGGATACAAGCAGTAAGATCAATGCTGGATAAGTGTTGGTTTGATGCTGAGAAGACTGAGCACCTGGTAGAAGCACTGCGTGCGTACCATCGTGAGTATGACGACCAGCGAATGACGTGGAAGGGTAGACCAGAACACGACTGGGCATCGCACCCCGCTGACGCTTTCCGCTACCTTGCTGTGGGCTATAGAAGCAAAGCAAGCTGGGGCAGTGGCGCACTGAAGCGTGGACTAAAGGGTGTTGCTTAACTAATTAAGAGGCTAAAACATGCAATTCAATCAGCTAACTCCAGAAGAGCTTAGGCTAATTAGAGAGGGCAAGCTACCTAACCAGTCAGGCGACATTGGATTGTTTGAAGCCTTAGACATGGCAGCAACTTTAGGTAGCGGGGCACTGACTGAGATAGGCGGTGGATTGCGAGGGCTTCTAGGCCTGGCATACGGCGAAGACCTTAACCAAGCAGTTAAAGGTATGGAGAATGTGCAGGGCTTAGCATACGAGCCTCGCACATACGGGGCGCAAAAAACACTGGCTAACGTAGGGACTGTTCTGGAGCCCGTAGGCACGTTTTTTGAGGACCTAGTACAATCAGCAGGCTCTAACACACTTGAAGCCACAGGGTCGCCTGAGGCGGCCGCAGCAGCACATACGGCAACTGAGCTCAGTCCTGACCTTATAAGCGCAGCAGCATCAGGTGTATTCTTTCCCGTACTGCGCAAGCTGCGTAAGATTCCCGATGACTTATCTAATGTGGCCTCAACGCCACCTTTGCTGGTAAACCGCCCGCCAGAATACACCGCTACGGTTAACCCCACCTCTAATACATTCTCTAACTTAGAGCAAAACTTGCTTGACCTGCTAATGGTTGGTGAAGAGACTGGCAACACTAAAATGACTCGAGAGCAAATTGCTCGCCGCTTACGTGGCATGGGTATGACTGAGCAGATGCTTAACGAGTCAGGTGTGCAATGGAAAGGTGGTGAGCCTGTAGAGCTTAAAGGTATTTTGGGCGAGCTCCGTGGCTTAGACCGTAACCCAGACTTGCTGACCAACGCAGAGTCTCAAGAGATTGCACAAATATGGCCAGGGTTTAAAGCAGAAATGCTAGGCCAGCCTGGCACAACAGCCGCAGACATCTTTGCGGCAGAACGCAAGGCATTGCTACAGCATCTTAGACCTGATGAAGTAGACGACGTTCTTAGCGCCACACAAGGCAATCCAGAGAGCCTTGAAATAGTGCTTGAAAGTTTCTTTGAAGACGATCCTGATGCAGCAGCTTCAGTCATGGCCGACGTTGAGTGGGCTAGACGAGATATGGCTACTCCCGCCGTTGATGTAGACTCTCCAGAAGCATTTGAGCAACGCTACGAGCAAGTAGAAGCGTCGCTGCTATCTGACCAGGCGGCAGATAATCCAATCATGGAGCTAGCAACTCAGTATCTCAGTGCAGATGATTTCGCAGATGCTATAGCCCACCTGGATCCAGATGACCCAATAGGTACACTTAACCTGGCAATTGCTGAGAATACGTCTATAGCTCAGGCAAATGAGTTTCTAACCGGTGTTGAAAGCTACGTGCGTCGAACAATAGGTGCAGAGCCTGAAGCGCGGGCCTTCAATATGGAGTCGCCTGAGATAGCACAGGTCATAGACGATTTTTGGGTGCGACCCTGGGCAGATCAAAGTTTTAATCTGTCTGACGCAGCTAATGCTGAGCTAGAGGCTTTTATAACTAGCTTACCAGGCAATGACCGACGCCTTGTAAGAAATGCGATTCGCAACTCATCCGACTCTTTTACCTTAGCTGAAAGGCTAGATGATCGTGATATGGATGGCGATGAGATTGTTGCGGAGATTGAAGATATTGTAGGACGAGATGCAATACAGCAGTACAACGCACCTGATACATCAACTACTCCGGTGGCTTCGCCTGATGATATAGACGATGTAGTTGCTGAATCGGTTATGGATTTTTGGCGCGGTCACTATGAGCTGTCACCCGAAAGCATAGAGCAGTTAGAAGGTATGCTAAACAACATGCCACCTACGGTAAGGGAAGAGTTGCGATTTCCTGATGGTATGGAAGAGTTTATAGAGGCCGTTAATGATCTACCGGGCGGGCTAAACGGCGAAGACATTGCAGCACGCATTGGTCATATTGTTAACCAAGATGTACGCGCAAATTATGGTAAAGCTAACAATGCACTTACTGGCTCAGGCCCGTGGGAATTTGAAAATGTTGATGGCACTAAACTAAAAGTAGAGCAGCAAAGACCTAACCAGTTTAAAGCGGTTAAGTATGATGCTAATGGCCAAGTGCAAAGCGTTGTATATGGCAATAACCCAGATCGCCTGGCTGAAGAGCTTAACATGGAACGCGCAATAGGCGGTGATATTAAGTGGAGTAAGTGGCGCGCAGGTAAACCTAAGTACTTCCAGGAGAATATCCTTTTAACTGACCAGTCCGTCGGTGAAGTAACGAACGACGCACACTTTAATGATAAAGGGCTTATTGCACATGCCCGCACATCAGGGCGTGACGTAGAGGGCTACGGTAAAGCGTACTTTGTTGATGAGATACAGTCAGACGCACATAAAGTTGGGCGCAAGACGTCTTACCTGCCGGCTACTATAGACAAAGAGACGGGTGTACGTGTTAGCAAGAAAGATCAGCTAGACCAGGCGTATGCTGCGCAAAACTTGCTAAACGCTCAGCTGCAAATACTACAGTCTAAGATGGACAACCCGCGTATTTCTCCAGATCAAAGTGCTAAGCTTCAAGCTGAGTACGATGTATTTCTTGAAAAGAAAGACGCAGCAAGCGCTGAAATTGATAAATTGCGCGAGCTAAGCAATAGAGTAGACCGCAGTGAGGCTATGCTAGATATTCCACTACAAGATAACAAGTGGATTAATTCCATGGTTACCCAGGCGTTAAACAAAGCAGTAGAGCGCGACATGGGCGGCGTAGCGTTTTCAAGTGCCGACAACCAGAAGAAGTTGTACTTAGACCCAATAATAGAGCAGCACGGCAGCGTAGACCGGATGCCTCCAGATACTAAAAAGCGGTATATGGAAATGCAAGCGCTGTACGAGCAGATGTACTCTAAGACTATTCCTGCTATACTTAAAAAACTCGGGAAGAAGTACGGTGTAGAGCCCGTGCGCGTTAGGATGAGTGATCCAGCGCTTAACAAAGGTGAAGGCAAACAGCATTGGTACTTGCCTATTACGCCTGAAATGAAGAAAGCGATTAAAGAGAAAGGCGTGCCTATGTACGGCAAACTAGAAAACCCATTGCTTGATCGTATAACTGAACAGCCGCAATTTGGCGGGTTACTAGGCTTAGCGTGAGGATCCGTTAATGGCTATATCAACATATGCAGAGCTTCAGACAGCTATTGCAGACTTCCTCAACCGAGACGATCTAACATCGGTCATACCTACGTTCATCAGCTTAGCTGAGG